TAGCGCAGCAAATATTTGTGATGAGCAAGTGACATTGGCTGGTGGCGTCACACAGAACCGATATGAGGTTCACGGCACCTTTAACACCAATCAAAGCCCGAAACAGGTGCTTGAGCAGCTTTTGACTAGCTGTGGCGGCACTATCCATTTCGCAAACGGAAAATTTCATTTGAAGGTCGCCAAATATGTTGCGCCAACAATTACGCTTGATGAAGATGATCTGCGCGGGGCTATATCCCTGCAAACGCGGCGCAGCGCACGAGACAATTACAATGCAGTGAAAGGTGTATTTGCACCATTTTCAGCAAATCCAGATGGCAAATTTTATGTGCCGACAGATTACCCTGCATATGTTTCAAGCACATTTGTCACTGAAGATGGTGGCGACACCAAGTTTTTAGATTACGATCTGCCATTCACAACTGATCCGGCTATGGCGCAGCGTCTGGCCAAGATTGCCCTATTCCGCAACCGGCAGCAGATCACAATGACTATGCCTTGCACCATATCAGCATTTAAACTGTCAGTCGGTGACACAGTTATGGTGACAAATGACCGGCTTGGTTTTAGCAGCAAAGTGTTTGAGGTCAGCGAATGGTCGTTAGCGGTTGATGTTGGTGCTAATGATCAGCCGGTGATCGGGGTCGATCTGACATTGCGTGAATTGAACAGCGCAGTATTTGATTGGGACGCTGATGAACAAGATTTCATCACAGACAACACAAACTTGCCAGACCCGTTCAGCTTACCCGCGCCGACAGTTGTGACAGATGAAGATGTGGTGACAATTAACCAGCAGCCGGTGTCTGTCATTGAGGTTGTGGCCAGCAGCACAAATCCACAGGTTGTGAACTTTGAAGCCGAATACAAAGAAACCACATCGGATACTTACATCACTGTTGGCTATTCATCTAGCGGCGTTTTCAACATTTCGAATGTAAGAACAAACACAACATATGACATCCGCGTGCGTGGCATCGGTTCACTGGCGCGGTCTGCGTTTACTGATGTGCAACATACAGTCACGGGCAAAGCCACTGATCCATCTGATGTCACTAATTTCAGCGTCAACATAGTTGGGCAGCAAGCCGATCTGACGTGGACGCCGGTTACAGATGATGATCTGTCGCATTACATCATTCGGCATTCACCGCTGACGACCGGCGCAACATACAACAACACCCGCGCAATTGTGAAAAAGGTGCCAAGACCGGCAAACAGCGTGACAGTACCAGCAATGACTGGCACATATTTCTGTAAGGCAGTGGACAAATTTGGCAAGGTATCACAGAACGCGGCAAGCAGTGTTGCGCTTGTCAATGCTATTGCTGGCTTCAATTTTGTTGATGAGGTTGTTGAGCAAACCGCATTTGCTGGCACAAAAACAGATGTTGTGGTCGTTAATGATAAGTTACAGCTAGACACCAGCATTTTGTTTGATAGTGCAACCGGCAATTTTGATGATGCCACTGGCTTGTTTGATGGCGGTGGCGGGTTTGTTGCGTCAACCGGCACATATGATTTTGCTAATTATATCGATTTGACCGCGACATATACCGGCACAGTCAATGCAAATCTAAAGGTGTCACAACTATCACAACACGGCGGCACGCCGACAAGCGGTGCAACAGACGTTGATCTATTTGTCAGCACGACCACAGATGACCCTGCGGGATCGCCAACTTGGACAGCATACCGGCCATTTATTGTTGGCAGTTATACTGCCCGCGCTTTGCGGTTTAAAGCTGAATTATCAACAGATGAGAGTGATGAGACGCCAGCCATTGAAGAATTGGAAGCATCTGTGCAGTTACCGACCCGCACTGAAAGCGACAATGATATACAGTCTGGAACTGGTGCAAAAGCAATCACGTTCACAACACCATTTAAAACGCTGCTGGCAGTGTCTATATCGGTCGGGGATATGCAAAGCGGCGACTATTATGCTATAACAAGTAAATCAGCAACCGGCTTTACTATCAATTTTTATGATAGCAGCGACACAGGTGTTGACCGGCTGTTTGATTACGTTGCAACGGGGTTCTAAATGGCACAGCACGATTATGTAATAGACAATCAGACGTTTCCGAACACGCGCACAGATTTGAACAATGCGCTGGCGGCTATTGTTAGCACAAATGCCGGTTCAACCGCGCCGACAAGCACATACGCATATCAGTTGTGGTATGACACAGCTAACAATCTTTTGAAAATGCGAAACGCTGATGATGATGCGTGGATCGGCTTATTTACGCTTGATCAGACCGCAGACACCGCAACGCCGGTGACAGGTGCAAGCACTGGCGAAACCAGCTTTACTTTATATGAATACACAGCGACCGCCGGTCAGACTACGTTTAGCGGCGCGGATGACAATGCGGCAACGCTATCTTATACTGCTGATAACATCATTGTGACAATAAACGGCATTACGCTTGACCCATCAGATTACACAGCCAGCAATGGCACAAGTGTTGTTTTGGCGTCTGGCGCATCTGCAAATGATGTTTTCAATGTGTTGGCTTTTGGAAGTTTCAGCGTTGCCGACACTGTTTCAGCTAGTAGTGGCGGTGAATTTAGTGCGCCGATTGGTTTGTCTGGTGTGCCAATTTATGAAAACGCGCAAAATATTTCGACAAATTATACAATTTCAAATGCACGCAATGCAATGTCGGCTGGCCCGATTACGATAGATAGTGGCGTGACGGTCACGGTTGGCACTGACGAAACTTGGACGGTGGTGTAATATGAGTACAATAAAAGTAGACACCCTTGTGGCAAGTGATGGCACCAGTCCAGTCACGCTGACTAAACAAGAAGCACCAAAATTTGTTGTACGTTTTACAGCAGACACAACGACAGCGGTTGTTGGTTCACCACTAAATTCGTCAAGTATAACTGACAATGGTGTAGGATACACAACGCTGGGCATTTCATCATCTATGAATGATGCGTTGTATGTCATACAAACCACTAACACTAATAACAAATCATCATCTGGTGTTTCTGTTACTGGTCCTTATGGCACAAGTTGGACTAACTCAGCATCTAGTTTGACAACATCATCAGCGGTTGTATCCCAAAGATTTGCAAGTCCCGCCGCGACCTCAGATACCGATATGGATGTCACCTGTGTTTTGTTGATAGGAGACTTAGCCTGATGTCTGAAATCAAAGTAGATACCCTCACTGGCAAGACCACCGCCAACGACATCACCGTGACTGTTGGTTCTACTGCCACTCAATCTCTTGAAAAGGGGTTGGGTAAAGCGTGGGTAAATATGGATGGCACTGCTTCATCTAACCATATCAGAACAAGTCACGGACTTGCTAGTATAACCGATAGCGGAACAGGTCAGTATATATTGAACTTTTCTGATGCTTTTTCTGATGCAGATTATGTTGCCACAATGAATGGTAGAACTGGTGGCGGAACACAATCCATAATTACAATAAACAGAGACGCTTCGCCCACTACATTGAAGCACTACATTTATGTAGTAAATCCATCATCGCCCGGAATATTAAAAGATGAAGCATTTGTGATGACAGTTATTCACGGAGACTTAGCATAATGGCTGGGAAAATTGTAGCAGATACTCTGGAACACAGCACCGCTGGGTCAATCGCCACGAACTATGTTGTGAATGGTAGTGCGAAGCAATTTGCGACCTATGGCACAGATGCAGTTATTGATACATCACTAAATACGTCTAGTATTTCCGATATTGGAACTGGGCAATTTGACAGTAATTACATAAATAATATGAATACCGCCAACGAAGGTTTTGCGTGTACTGTCTGGGGAACACCCTCAGTATCCATTGCGGTCATAAGAACATCAACAACGGCTCTGCACCGTGTGAACTCATATACTACTGGCAGTGCAAATGATGATGAACCGCAATCGACGTCTGTTGTAGGAGACCTCGCCTGATGACCCAGACACCATCATTCCAAGGCACCCACCTGTTTGACCGTTTGTGTTGGGCAAAAGAGCATCTAGAACCTGTGCAATGTGATTTTCGTGTAATTTTTGAAGATCCAAACAATATGGACGCACCTGCTAAAGTGCTTGTGCCTGATCCTAACTTTTGCGCCGCTTTTCTTGCGGGGGGCATCTTACCGCCGGTGTGGGTCTATTGGGAATTGGCAAAAGATGAAGCGCAACCAGATTTTAAGCGGCATACACGCGGTTATTTGTTGCACGAAACAAAGCCGATTGAAGCCGGCACGATGGAGCAGTGCATTGAATATTTGATAATGAAAGACATACCGCAACACATTTGGCAGACGTGGGATAGCGGGAACAAGCCGAAGATGGTAATATGCCATAAAGATCAACTGCCAGCCACGCGCGAATGGCGTAATGCGTGGAAGATCAAAGATGATTTAACAACTGACAAACTGGCCGCATAGGGGACTAAAATGCCTGTAACAACTTACATTGTTGACCGCGATGGCAACCAAATCGATGCAAGCACTGCAACAGTGCCAGCAAGCCGCGATTTTCGTGGCGCGTGGGTGTTAAACGGTTCTGTGATTACTGAAGATCTGGACGGTGCCAAGACTATCTTTGCTGACAAAATCCGCGAAGCACGCACACCATTGCTTGCTGTGCTTGATACTGACTATATGAAAGCGTTAGAAGCTGACGCAGATACCACACAAATCGTGGCTGATAAGCAAGCACTGCGTGATGCGCCGACTGCCGGTGACAGTGCAACAACAATCGCAGAATTAAAGAGAGCTTGGCCCGCCTGTTGCGGCACAAGCCCATACGCATAAGGCAATCTAATGAGTAGGGCCAGAGACTTAGCAGATTTGGGTGGCAGTGCAGATGCGGGTGGTCTGACAGGCCGCAACCTCATCATCAATGGTGCGATGACTGTTGCACAGCGGGGAACGTCAAGCACAGGAGTAGGTTCAGCAAACGGATACTTTACTGTAGATAGATTTCAAGTTTTTACAGGTAGCACCGCAGGTAGGGCAACTATGTCACAAGTAGCTGATGGCCCTGACGGTTTCGCAAATTCCTTAAAGTTTGAGTGTACCACATCAGACACAACTATTGCCGCAGGTGAGAATTTTGGAATCCTTCAAATTCTTGAAGGGCAAGACTTACAGCACTTAAAAAAGGGAACAAGTAACGCAGAATCACTTACTCTTTCTTTCTATGTAAAAGGCAATGCAAGCGCAACCTATACAGTTGAAATGAAAGATAATGATAACGATAGAATTAACACACAGAAATTTGATGTTACAACTTCTTGGAATAGGGTGTCGTTGACTTTTGTGCCAGATACAACTGGCGCGTTAGATAACGACAATCTGGGTAGTTTTCAATTTGGTCTTTGGCTTCACGCAGGGTCAGACTTTACTGGTGGAACTTTTGCTAGTAACACTTGGGCGGCAAAAACTAACGGAAACAGGGTATACTCAACTCAAACATCTTTCTTTGATAGCACCAGCCGCACTTTTTTTATCACAGGCGTCCAGCTAGAAGTAGGCGAGACAGCCACGCCGTTTGAACACGAGGACTTTGCTACTACGCTTCGCAAGTGTCAGCGGTATTTTCAAGCGTTTAAAACAGGTCGTGTAAACACAAGTCTCGTTTCCGTTGCTTCATCAACAAGTCAAGCCGTGATTAATATGCCTTTGCAAGTCGAGCCAAGAGCTTTAGCCAGCTACGATGGTGCTTTGGCATCTGGAACTTTTACAAAAACAGGAACCGTTGCTGTAAATGCGTTTCCTTCAAGCGGCAACAATGTAACCAGTATTGCTTTTTGGGTGTGTAACTCAACGGAAATAAGTGTTGGTTTAAACACTTCAGCTACGCTTGTTCAATACAATGGTTATATGACACGCGTTGGTGCTACTGCTGGTGAAACTGTATTTACTTTGGATGTTGAACTATGACAATTGTAACAGTCAAAAGAATATCTCCTGAAGACGGCTCCACAGGAAGCCCTGTTAATGTAACGTATAGCAATGGCGACCTTGCTTGTTTTAATTTAGTTGAGGGTCATCCTATGTATGACACAATTATGGAACAAGTAGACGCTGGCACCCTGACCATAGCGGATGCTGACTAATGGACAACGACACCCAAATTGACGTTGCGACAGTAGTCACCGGCTTATCCGCGCCAATGTGGGTTGACGCGCTTGAAAGCTGGTTTGGTATGACCGCAGCTTTTGGTGCGATGGTGTTAGTGTTTTGGCGACTATGGAGAATGAGGCAACGAAAATGATACAGATACCTATGATCGATCTGATCCAGACGTTTATGCTGATCTGGATTGTTTACTTAGTACGGGAGTAACTATGACATCGAGGTGGCAAAATGGATCCCGTCACACTATTAGCAGCCGCCACGACTAGCTATAATTTGCTTAAAAAAGGCATTGCAGCCGGTAAAGAGATCGAAAGTATGTCTGGCGATCTTGGCCGCTGGATGGGTGCCATACAGAACATCAAAACATCACACGGCATTGCTAAATCGCGCCGCTTTGGGTCGGTTGAAGAAGAGGCGTTGGAAAGTTTTGCTGCCTTAAAAAAAGCGCAGCAGATGGAAAATGAATTACGCAATTTCGTAATCGGGCATTATGGGATGAATGCTTGGCAACAGATCATCAGGCTGCAAGGCGAAATCAGAAAACGCAAAAAAGAAGAAGAAATTGCGCGACAAGAGTTTATCGATAATTTGATTGTTTGGGGGTTGATTGCAGGGCTTATTGCA